GGTACGGGAGCCCAAAATTTGGCTAGGCACCTAACAAAAATTCCATTTCCCCTTAGGGGGCAGAAAAAATAGGTGGGGGTCAAAAATCAATTGAAACAAATTGTAAAAGAGGTATAATAAAATAGAACCGAAGCACAAGAAGACCCAAGCCATGATCACATATCGAGAAGATCAGAGATTGAAACATGGAGAGCCTCGGCAAAATAATACAATTCATAGTCCGGCACGACACGATCACCAGTTTCGATACGACTGATCGCCTTCTGGTTGATACTGTGTCCAAGAAGCTGGATTCTGGCGGCAAGCTGTTCTTGCGATATATCAGCCGCCTCCCGTAAATTCCTTATTTTCTGACCGGAGACGTTACACTTACCGGTTTTGTATTTATAGAGTTTCATTACGTACCTCCAATTATCCCAATGATTGGTAGAACGTAAAAACATTAGCACGGAAAACAGCGTTGCATTATCCCAAAGATGACTAAGAGAGGAGAACAAGGGAATGAAAAAATTTTTAAAAGGAGCCATAGCAATAATAGTCATAATAGCGGTCATATCAGGCTGCAATGGAAAGAATCAGGAAGGGTATGTGGAAATACCGTTTGGAGACAGTGATAGCATCGGTCAGGACTGCAATGAGATTGTGGCAGAACTCGAAGAAGCAGGATTTTCAAACATAACGACCGAAGAGGAGAATACCACGATACAGACGCTGGATGGAACGATAAAAAGTATAAAGGTGAATGGGAGCAGTGTATTCCTAAAAGGGAATAAGTACGCACCGGACGTAGCCATAGAGATCACATATAGCAGATTCCAAGAGAAGGAAGAAGAAAAAGAGACACAACAAGAAGAGGTGCAGCAGGAAGAAGAAATAACATATAGTGCAGACGCAGACTCGATAGAGAGAATGGCCAAAGATCTGTTTGATTTCGAATATGAGGAACTGTCGGTATCCTATGACGATTTCGATGAGGCATACGTAGTAATATATAGACCGGTAAACGTGCTGAGCATTTCGACATTCGTATATCAGAACATAAACAGATATATACATTTCTGCCAGGAAGCATATCAAATTGAGGGACTGGAAAGGGTAAGATTCGATGTCATGCTCCTGGGGCAGGATCAGTACGGAGCCGACTACGAGATCGAAGGATTGTCAGAGATTATGACAAAAGAGAGTTTCGCAAAATTCAACTGGGACAATCTGGAATATATGGATATTTACGATGCGTTTGTAGATGAGTGTTATTATTTCGGGATCGCACCAGAAATCGTGGGAGAAGTAGATAAGACACAAGTTTTCTACGATCCTTTTACAAGGGATGGAAAAATTCAATAAAATTTTCAAAAGTTAGCAGTTTTCGCAGGTTTTCCGTGTTAATATGTTAATGTGCTTATGAAGAGCCCATGGTGATAACGCCATGGGCTTTCTTATGCCGAAAGGAGTAAGACATGCCAAAGCGGAGCGAAAAGAGAGAATCCGCAAAGGCTGAATATATCGCCCGAAGGACCAAAGGAGAAAAGGTAAACCTGCGGGAGTTGGCCGAGGAGCAGGGCGTAACCTATCAGACCTTGCGGAATTGGAAATCAGAAGATAAATGGGACGACGCATTGCCGAAAAAGAAGCGGGGCGGACAACCAGGCAATCAAAACAGCAAAGGAAAAAAGAATGCAGCAGGCAGCCATAAAGGGGCACCGCCGCAGAATAAAAACGCAGAAAAGGACGGAGCATACAGCACCGTCTTTTTTGATATGTTAAGCGACAAGGAAAAAGAGATAGCAGCGGTAACGCCGACGGATGGAAAAGAAGCCCTGGTACATGAGATGCAGGTGCTTAAGGTAAGAGAGCACCGGATCCTGGAAAAAATCGCACAGTATGAAGCAGAGCCGGAGGAAGAGCTGCATTTGAACACATTGCTGGACATGAGGGCTCCGGGCGATGGAAAAGATAAAAAGGACGGGGAAGTGCAGACAATGGGAATGTATAACAAGGACACGGCTTTTAACCGGACACTCAAATTGCAGGATGCACTATACAAAGTGCAGGGAAGGATAGCAACTATCATCAACAGCCTGAGGGCACTGGAAGAAGCGGATCGAAGGATGGAGATCGAGCGTCAGAAACTGAGGATATTGGAAATGCGGGCAACGGGAGCCATTGAGATACCGGAGCCTGATGAGGGAATCGACATAGACGAAGGAGAAGCGGATGGTACTCTATACCAGCAAGACAGTGGCTCAATGGTGCGGCCTGACGGAGCGAAGGATACGCCAGTTAAGGGATGAAGGTGTCATACAGGAAGAACGTCCGGGGCTATATGACCTACAGGCGACGGTGCTGAGGTATATCAAATACCTGGGCGGTGCCGGGAAAGAAAGCCTGCAGACCGAACGCATGAAGCTGACAGCGGAAAAGCGGAAATCGGCCGAGATGGACAACGAACTGCGGATGGGCACATTACATCGGACAGAAGATATTGAGCTGGGGATCACGACGCTTTGCCTGAACCTTCGGAGCCGACTATTGGCAATGCCGGCAAAACTATCGCCGGAGCTGGTAGCTGCAGGAGGGGATCAGGAAGCAATATTCGACATCCTAAAGGCGGCAATGGATGAAGCACTGGAAGAGCTGAGCGATTACCATGTGGCGTTAGCAGTAGGAACAGAGGATGGAGAGCAGGAAGATCGTTGAGTTGCCAGAGGCAACGATAGACATGCTATCAAGATGTATTGAAAAATTGAAGCCACCACCGGAATTGACATTATCACAATGGGCGGATCGGTACCGGGTGCTGTCGCAGGAAAGCAGTGCCGAACCAGGGAAGTGGCATACAGACAAAGCACCATATCAGCGGGCGATCATGGATGCCATTGGAGATCCACATACCAGACGAGTGGTGATCATGTGTGCGGCACAGCTTGGAAAGACCGAGTTGCTGCTAAACATCCTGGGATATTACATGGCATACTCACCAGCACCAATCCTGGTGATGCAGCCAACACTGGATATGGGGCAGACGTTTTCCAAGGATCGGCTTGCACCTATGCTGCGGGACACACCGGCATTACGGGGGCTGGTAGACGTTAAGAGCCGGTATTCAGGAAATACGATCATGAAAAAGAATTTCCCGGGCGGTCATGTGACCATCGTGGGAGCGAACAGTGCGACCGGACTGGCAAGCCGTCCGATCAAAGTATTATTAGCAGATGAGGTAGACAGATACCCGGGGAGTGCCGGGACCGAAGGCGATCCGCTATCACTGGCGCAAAAACGTCAGACAACCTTCTGGGATAAAAAGACCATCATGGTATCAACGCCGGTGATCAAGGGACAGAGCCGCATAGAAACAGAATACAATCAGTCAACCAAAGAAGAATGGAACATCCCATGTCCGGTGTGCAAACATTATCAGCCGCTGGTATGGGCAAACATTATATTTGATTCCTCCAACCCGGATAAAGCACCGCTCTACAAATGTGAAAAGTGCGGTGCAGAATCTGGGGAATACGAGTGGAAGGCACAGGAAAAATACGGCATGTATGTCGCCGAAAATACGGAAGCAGAGACACGAGGATTTCACCTAAACACTTTAGCATCTACATTTTGCGGATGGAAGGAAGTGGTACAGAAATTCCTGGTCGCCAAAGAGCAGATGGATCAGGGGAACCCGGAAGGAATGAAAGTGTGGGTCAACACGGAACTGGGGGAGACCTGGGAAGAGCGAGGCGAGACGGTTGAAGGTGAAGAGTTATACAACCGGAGAGAGATCTACGGAGCAGAAGTGCCGGATGGCGTGATCGTATTGACAGCAGGCGTAGACGTGCAGGACGACCGATTCGAGGTCGAAGTAGTCGGCTGGGGAGTCGGGAAAGAGAGCTGGGGCATACGCTACCAGAAGATATATGGAGACATGCTAAAAGAACAGGTCTGGGAAGACCTGGACAATTTCCTGATGAGCGGATTTCAGAAGAAGGACGGAACCACGCTGCATATTTTGGCGACCTGCATGGACAGCGGCGGACACCACACAGATCAGGTGTACCGCTTCACCAAAGCCAGGTTTGAGCGGCGTGTATGGGCGATCAAGGGAAAAGGCGGTGCAGAAACGCCGTACATCCGAAACCCGTCCACCAATAACCGGGTTAAGACACCACTTTTCGTCATAGGCGTGGACGCAGGAAAGACGCTGCTGTACCAGAGGCTGAAGCATGGGACAAAGGGACCAAATTATTGCCATTTCCCGGAAGACGAGGCAGCAGGGTATGACAAGGCATATTTTCACGGGCTGACATCCGAAAAGATGGTAGTACGATTCCGGAAAGGCCGTAGTGTAACGGTCTGGGAAATAAAAGACAGTTCGCACAAACGGAATGAGCCACTGGATCTGCGAAATTATGCAACGGCGGCACTGGAGATAGCAAATCCGGTACTCAATACTGCAGAACCGGGAAAGAACAAAGCAGCCAAGAGGACAGGGCGAAGGAAGATAAGCGGAGGTATCTGACATGGCGGTTTTTTCAAAGGAACTATGCCAAAAGAAATTGAATACATGGCTGGAAGCGGAAGAAAAGATAGCCACAGGACAGAGCTACCAGATGGGAACGAGGATGTTGACCAGGGCAGACTTAGAAAGCGTCCGAGAAGAGATGGAATATTGGGCCGGAAAGCTGGCCGAGGTCGAAAATGAGACGAAGACCGGGGGCAGAAACCGGATCATGCACTTCGTTGAACGGGACGTATAGGAGAGAAGGATGGCAAAGCTAAATATCATAGATAAAGCAATCGCCGTGGTGAGCCCGGTCCGAGCGTTGAAGAGAGCAGCGGCACGAGAAGCATTGACAGCGATCAATTCGGGCTACGGGAATTACGGGGCAAACCAAACGAAGAAATCCATGCGAGGATGGGAATACTTCGGCGGCAGTGCCAAGGAAGACATTGAGGACAATATCAGTGTGTTGCGGCAAAGGAGCCGTGATGCCTATATGGGGATACCGACAGCTACGGCAGCTTTAAAGACATTGCGGACAAACGTGGTGGCGGGCGGACTATCACCGGCACCACAGATCGATGCGGATTACCTGAGCCTGACGGATGAGCAGGCGGAAACATTGCAGACGCAGATCACTAGAGAGTTTGCACTATGGGCGGATAGCCCGACATGCGACGCTGACAGGATCGATAATTTTGACAAATTGCAGCAGTTGGCATATATCAGCTATCTCATGAACGGGGATGTCATTGTATTATTGCCGACAAAGAAACTGCCGGGGCAGCCGTATGACCTGAAAGTAAGACTGATCGAAGCAGATCGGGTATGCAGCCCGGATGGATACGACCGACTGGCACCATGCGACGTAAGAGGACACCGGGTCTATCAGATCGTACAAGGAGTTGAAACAGACAAAGACGGGATGGTGGTAGCATATTGGATATGTAATCGCCATCCGCTGGCCAGCACGGCCATGGTGGGGCAAGGTACCATGGAATGGGTACGAGTAGAAGCCTATTCACCGATCACCGGCAGACGGAACGTCTTACATATCATGCAAAGAGAGCGAGCCGGACAGGTAAGAGGCGTGCCGATCCTGTCGCCGGTACTAGAAACTTTGAAGCAGATGGGAAGATATACGGATGCCGAGATCACAGCGGCGGTACTATCTGCATATTTCACTGTATTCATCCAGTCGCAAAATGCATCCGACGCACCACCTTTCGGGGAGATGCTGCCACCGGATATGCAGATCGATTCCGAAGACCAGGGAAGTATCGAACTGGGTCCGGGAGCCGTGGTAAGTCTAAACCCGGGAGAGACTGCACAGTTCGCCGATCCGAAGCACCCGAACACAGGGTATGAAACATTCATTGACGCTATGATCCGGCAGATCGGGGCAGCATTAGAGATACCGGAAGAGGTGCTTAACAAGAAGTTTTCTTCCAGCTACAGTGCAGCAAGAGGAGCCCTGAACGAATTTTGGCGGACTTGCCAGATGCAGAGAGAGTGGTTCGTGTCCGATTTTTGTGAACCAATCTACGAAGAGTGGTTTGCCGAGGCAGTTGCCAGGGGCAGGATCGAGGCACCGGGATTTTTCGACGATCCGGCTATGAAAAAAGCCTATACAGCGTGCCGGTGGAATGGTCCGGCAAGGACAAACTTAAACCCGGTACAGGAAGCAGAAGCCGCAGTCAAGCGGGTGGATGCAGGCTTTTCTACCGCACAGGAAGAGACGGCAACCATGACCGGCGGCGATTATAACAAGAACATCCGGCAAAGAGTGATCGAAGCGAAGCGAAAAAAAGAAGTGGACGATATCTTGAATCCGCCACAGGGAGAGCAGAGCGGACAGCAAGAGCTGCAGAAACCGCCAAACCGGCCACCGGGCAGACCGGACAGAGGACAGAGGTGAAGAAGGGAGAGAGAAAATGCCAAAGAAATTTTGGAAATTCAAGAACCAGACAAGTGAAAGTGCTGAGCTAATGCTGTATGGAGATATCTCAGATACATCCTGGTACGGAGATGAGGTGACACCACAGCAATTTTCCGAAGAGCTAAAAGGATTAGGAGATGTACAGGACATTACGGTACGCATCAATTCCGGTGGAGGGGATGTATTTGCAGCACAGGCGATCGGCAATCTGCTGGAGCAACATGTGGCGAACGTCACAGCAAAAATTGATGGACTGTGTGCCAGTGCAGCCACGATCATTGCATGTCACTGCAATAAGGTGGTAGCGGCACAGGACAGCACTTATATGATCCATCCGGTAAGGATCGGACTGTGCGGCTATATGGATGCAGTAAAGTTGCAGCAGTATATAGATGCCCTGGCGGTGATTCGGGATAACATCATTAGACTGTACGCAAAAAAGACCGGACGGGATGAGGAAGAGGTAGCTGAGCAGATGGATGCCACAAGCTGGTGGACAGGAAGCGAGGCTATGGAAAACGGATTTGTCGATGAGCTGATCGAAGAACCGGAGAAGACCGAGACCGAGAACCGGAACGGACTATTGTTCGTTAATGGCGTAGGAACACATTTACGCTATGACGATGTACCGAAATTTGTGCGAGACGGATTAGCAGAAGCCCCCGCTAAACCGATTGCAAATAAAAAGCCGCCAAAAAAGGCGGCAGTAGACAAAACACCTAAAGGAGGTAGAACCATGGAGATCAAGAACGTGGAAGACCTGAGAAAAGAATATCCTGACATGGTGGAGCAGATCGAGGCGGCGGCAGCACAACAGGCAGCAGCAGACGAGAGACAGCGGATCCAGGATATTGATGAGATGGTCATGGCAGGGAGCGAGGAGCTGGCAAATGAAGCGAAATTTACAAAGCCTGTGACGGCTGCGGAATTTGCCATGCAGCAGGTCAAGAATGCCAAGAAGGCAGAGGAGACAAAGAAAGATACGCACCTGGCAAACACGGAGAATGACGTGGACCGCAGCGGTATGCGGAATGTGCAGCAGGAAAATGGCAGCCCTGAGAATCATCAAGGGGATGAATTTTTAGACGCAATCCGTAGCGTGAACGGAAAGACGAAGTAAGGAGGGATAAGAAATGAGCATGGGTTTAGGAGTACAGACATATTCCATCGAGCCAGAGCATCTGATCGCAGGCGTAGCTATCGGCATTACGACATCTGTCAAAGAAGCAGAAGAGGCTGTAGTTAAGGGGGCACCGGTACTGCTGAGCAAGGACGGAAAAGTAAAGAAGGTGACAGCATCCGAAGACAGCGTAGCAACGGATGGATTATATGGCATTGTAGCCGAAGACGCTGACAAAGGCGAAGAAGCAATTCTCTATCTGACCGGAGAATTCTTCGCAGATGCATTGGCATTAGAGAAAGGCGTAACGGCAGATGCACTGGAAGTGGCATTCCGGAACATCGGAATCTTTTTGAAGTAAGGAGGGAGAAGAAATGCCAAATCAAATTAACATTTACACCCCGAGGAACCTGGCAGAGGTGGTAAGGGTAGCACCACCGGTGCACACGTTTTTCAAAGACAAATTTTTTACCAAGATTCGTACGTTCGCTTCTGAGCGTGTGGATATCGACATCGTTAAGGGTGACCGGAGAATGGCGGCATTCGTGCATCCGAGAGCGGGCGGAACCGTGCTGACAGGCACCGGCTACGAGACCAAGAGCTACAAGCCGCCACTGATCAATCCGTATGATATGACAACAGCGGATAAGCTGATGGATCGCCTGCCGGGAGAGGACATCTACAGCGGCATGACACCGGCTCAGAGGGCAGCGGTAAAGCTGACCGAGGAGTATAACCGCCTGAATGATGCAACAACCAGACGAGAAGAATGGATGGCAGTACAAGCCATTACAACGGGCACTATCCCGGTGGTAGGCGAAGGCGTGAACGAAGTCATTGACTTTGGATTCAGCAATAAGGTGACATTGACCGGAAAGCAGAAGTGGGACACAGCAACCGCTGATCCGCTTAAGGATCTGAACGACTGGAACCGACAGGTGTTGATCAATGGCTTTGCAAATACGGATATGGTCATCATGGGAAGCACAGCACTGCAGGCATTTTTGACAAATGAAAGCGTACAGAAGCAGTTGGATAACCGCAGGGTAGAGATGGGGATCATCAACCCGAAAGACCTGCCAAACGGTGTCCGCTATGTGGCACATCTGAACCGGCCGAGCGTAGACATCTACGAATACGCCGAGGTCTATTATGACGACGCTACCGATCCGGAAAATCCAGCGACCAAGCCGCTGATCCCTGACGGGATGGTCATTATGATTTCATCCGACCCGGGATATTCAATGGCATACGGAGCTTGCACCTATATCGATGATGCAAGCGGTGACTGGGTGACCGCACAGACCAGCAGGGTGCTGCGGTCATATGTAGAGCATCATCCGGACAGACGTATGTTAGAGCTGCAGGCACATCCGCTGCCGATTCCGGATAAAGCGGATTCCTGGTTAGTCGCCACCGTAGTTTAATAGCAGATAAAAGGAGCCCCACCGGCAAAAGCCGGAGGGGCTTTTTCGGGAGAAAATCATGGCACTATTTCAATTGCAGCAATATGGCAAGGATCCGGAAACCGAAGAGAGCACGCCAACTTTTAAAGAGTGTGCCATCGATGATATCACGAGCACGTTTTTCGAAGAAAGCGAGTTTGCAGAGTGGCATAAGGTTGATGGGAAAGAATGCCTGGTGGTGATCATAACGGACGACGTGCGGCAACACAGTGCTCACTGGGAAGCTGGTGCGAAACAGAATTTTGATACCGGACTTTATGATTCATACGCCATATTATATATCCGCATGGAAGACTATGGACCAAAGCCGAAGATCGGGAAACTGATTGTACTGGATGAGGGGACAGACCATAAGCGGACATACGCCATCACCAATTGCGAAGAAGAACTTGGTGTATTCCGGATGACCATCAAGAGGATAAGACAGTAATGGCAAATATCAGTTACGACAGCAGCAATGCGACCATAACCATATATGGCATTGAAGAGGTGCGAAAGGCACTGGGAGAGTTTGCATCCAAAGCACCAGCAGTAACAAAGGTGGCGATCAATGCAACGGCAAGGCAGGCAAGGAAAGCCATGATCAAACAGGCGAAAGCCAGATATGCGGTCAATGCAGCAGGGCAAAAGCACCTAAAGGATTTGGTACAGAGGAGAAAAGCGACCAACAGAAGCTTGGAGGCTGAGCTACACATACAGTCCTATCGGAATGATCTGGGATATTTTGCCTACCAGCCCAAGCAGATCTATACCGGAAGAAACGTATTCGCTGGAGCACCGGAATATGTAACAGCAAAGGTGTTGAAAGCGTCCTCCATGAAGCCATTAACGGGAACGGCGGCATTCAGTAAGGGGTTCGCACTGAAATTCCACTCCGGACACGTGGGAATGGTGCAGAGAGTGATCGGATCCAGCTCAAAGAATACAACTACTGCCAGTGGAAGACAAAGATGGCGGAACAAGGATGGAAAGGTCGAGAAACTGCAGACTATGGGAAGCCCGTCAGCAGCGGCGATGCATCATACCGTATGGCCAATGGTGGAACCGGAGGTGGAAACGTACCTGGCAGACCGGGTCGAGATGCAGATCGAGAAGGTACTGGCAAGAGAAGCAGCAAAGGCTAAGGTGAAGCAATGAGAGATTATACCACGACCGTAGAACAGGCAGGGATTGGGAGAACCCCACAGCTTTGCCAGGATGCTTTAATCGAGATGATTGAAGAACTGTTCGAAGGAAAAAAATTCAAGGGGCAGGAAGGCAGGAAGCACCTGACTGTCTACAAGCAAGATTTACCAATATCCGAAGAAAACGACGTGGATGCGGACACGGATGCATCGGCGGCACCGTATATCGTGGTGCAGATGACAGACGGGGCGATCCCAGACGATGACAGCCCACAGACGGTAGAGTTTTCGCTCATCATCTGTTGTTACGACACAAGCAAGACAAGGGAAGGATACCAGGATGTGACCAACATCAAGGAAGACCTGATCCAAAGGCTGTGCACCCATCCATATTTCGGCGGAGCGTTCACCGTACTAAAGCCTATTGCATGGGCGACCCAGATCGACGACACGGCACCCTATTATTTTGGGGCGTGCAACTTTACATGCACGGCTCCGGCAATGACGCAGGATACGGAGCTGGCAGCACTGCTGTGAGAGATAACCAAAAAAGGAGCAATTATGAGCAGAAAAAAAGAAGAAGTGACCGAACCGGTGACAGAAGAAAAAGAAACGTCGGAAGCGGAAGCTGAGACGATTTCTGAGGTAGCAGAGAAGCTATTAGAAAAAGCAAAGGAAGCAGAGAGCGTCGTCTATTGCGGTCCGAGCATCCGAGGAGTTGCACGGCAATATACCGTATATACCGGGGCAATCCCGGAAGCACTGACGGAATTTATCCAGAGCCATCCGGCAGCCAAGGCATTATTGGTGCCTACGGAAAAATTTGCAGCAACCAGGGCAAATCTGGAAAAGGCTGGCAGTGCAGAAGCAATCCTTTACAAAACAATCAAATCAGAATTATAGGAGGTAGAGAGACATGGCGACATACAAGCATGGTGTTTACACCAGCGAACAGGCAACGAGCATGAGTGCACCGGTTACCGGGACAGCAGGGCTGCAGGTCATCATCGGTACCGCACCGGTAAACATGGTGGCGAACCCGGAAGATGCAATCAATAAGCCGATCCTGGCAAACAACTACAAAGAGGCAGTACAGGCGGTGGGATTCTCCAGTGATTTTGCAAATTATACCCTGTGCGATGCCATCAGTGCAAATTTTAGCGTGGTAGGTACAGGTCCCATTATCCTGATCAATGTGCTGGATCCGGACAAGCATAAAACAGAAATGACCGGCGGAGAAGTGCAGGTGAACTCTAACGTAGCTGTGATCGAGGAAGAGGGAGTGATCGCACCGAAGTTGAGAGTGGCCATCGTGGGAGATGGCGGTACAGATACTGTATTGACCCAGGATACCGATTATACCGTAACATTCAACGACGACGGCACGGCGAATCTGATCATGGTATCCGAAAAGGCACAGACAGCAACCACCTTAAAGGTATCCGGCGAAAAGGTAGATCCGACGGCGGTAAAAGCATCCGATATCGTAGGCGGCGTGGATACGAACACAGGAGCAGAGAAAGGCATGGAAGTCATCCGGCAGATCTATCCTAAATTCTCCATGACACCAGGGATCCTTTTAGCACCGAGATTTTCCATGGATGCCACGGTTGCAGCAGCACTGCAGGCAAAGGCAAACGAGATCAACGGCGTATTCAGTGCCGTTTGTATCGTAGACGTAGACAGCACGGAGAGCGGTGCGACCAAATACACCGACGTAAAGGAACAGAAGGAGAAGCAGGCGATCAGTAACGCAAGGGCTTATGCTGTTTGGCCGTGTGCGGCAGTAGGGGACGTGATCTATAGCGGATCATCAATTGCAGCAGCACTGACTGCTTATACGGATGCCG